TGCTCGGGCGGCGTGGTGGGGGGCGGGCCTGGAGTCCAGCTCTCGTCGAGCTCCGGGTTCTTCCAGACGGGCATGGCACCGAACGGCTGGCTTGGCAGGCCGTATGCGGACTGAGGCGGCGCGTAGCTGCTGTGGTTGTAGCCACCCATCATCGGCTGGCACATCTGTTGGAATGGTTGCTGCGGGGGCTGCGGTGTGAACGCCCTGGCCGCGGTCGATGCGGCACGCTTACCGATCACGCCACCAATGCCGCCTACGATCAGCAACACAATGTCGTTGAGCATCTTGGTCTAGGCTTGGTCGATGGGGGCCATCGACTTGATCGGTTGAGTCACGAAGGTGACCGAGTACAGAATCGCCGCCACGATGCCAAACAGAATGATCGTCACCGCCACGACAACGAAGGCCCAGATGCGGACTTCCAGCAGCGCAACCGCATCATCAACGGACGGGCGCTGGGTTGGTAGATGGTTTTGTTTGGTCAATTTGTTTCTCCAGAACTGGGGCGACAAGGTACTCAGGGCACGTCTGTGTGAACTGGCACTTAGGCTTTTGGCATCGTTCAGCGTGGAAGTGTTCCGGGTTCTGGCAGTAGTAGCGGTACTGCTCCTGACACCCAGTGAAGAACCCAAGCCCTAACAAGATCAGGTATTTCATCGCATCTTCCCCGACAGGACTAGGTACACACCGAAGCCGACAATCACGAATATGAGGATGACGCCGCCAACGACGATCAGAATCTCGATGAGCTCTTCTTGTTCTTGCTTGGCTCTCCGCGCCCGGTCACGAGCAATCTGAGCATCAATCTTGTCTTGCTTGTTCATCTCGGCCACTCGGACCATGATGGCGTTCCACACATCCATGTTGTTGGGGAAGAACAGGCCTTTGACTTGCTCCTCGAAGTCGCGTTGAGCCTTCAGATCAAGCTCAATCTGGATGGCCTGCCCCATGTTGGAGCCGCCTTTCTTCTTGGCGACATTCAGTGCCTTGGAGACTTCATGCTTCTGCTCGAAGTACCTGCCCAGCAGAGGCCCGAGGCTTCGCACATCGTCCGCGGTCTTGGACGCTTGCTTTATCAAGGACACCGTCTTCTGGACGGCGGCCATGGCTGTTAGGGCCATCGTGATGGGTTCCATACTTCATACCCTTTACTTCACGCGGAAGTTCTGCCAGATGATGCCGACGGCGGTGATGACACCTCCAACCCACAGGATGGGTTTGGCCAGTTTGCCCAGCCACTCGAGCACCGTGAAGGCACCCTGAGCGGCATTGAATGCGGCCACCACATCAGCGGTGGCCTTGTCGATCCGATCAACCTTGTGTTCGACAGCTAACAAGCGGTCATAGATTTCCCGGTGGGAGACATCAACCTGTTCCATGGGTACAGCTTTCTGAAAAGTTAGAATGTTGGTGCTTCTGGCCAGGTCACGGCCCACGGAAATCCCGCCTGCGCCGTGACGTCACGCAGTGCTTGACGATGAACTGCCCAAGCCGCTACTTGCTCAGGCGTCAGCGGCGAGTCTTGGCCTTGCGTCCAATCGCAGCGCAGCAAACGCATGTCTCGCGTCATTCGGATGTTGTTTGCTTGCGCTTCTGTGGCCTCTGTCTTTTCACCGGCGGTCATTTCAACGACGTCCCATGTTTGGTAGTAGATGCCGTCATCGCGCAGCGTGGGCGCGACTTCAACGCGCTTATTCGGGTACTCAACTTCTGGAATTTGCGTCCATTCGTAAATTCCAAACCCCAATTGCGCGACAAAATCAGGGGTGTATACCGCCGGAAACACCACGCTAGGGAACAGCGCTTTGAGGTTTTCTTCCGTGACTGCGTGGCCAACTGGCGACCCATTCTCGAGTTGGATGAACATTGTCATAACTTACACATCTCCTGTGTTGGTTGAAGGGAATGACCGCCCTACGCCCCAGATGATTCGCACGGCTCCCCCGGCCCCATCACCAGCAGTGCCGTAGGTAGTTCCATTTTGGGTGCCTAGCTGCCCACCGCCGCCACCACCTCCGCCATACGAACCCCCCGGTCCGCCTGTTCTAATGGCGATAAAAGATGCGCCAGAGCTGCCACCTGACCCCCCGCCACCCCCACCACCTCCGGCAGCGCCTCCAGCACCGTTAGACCCCTGGCCTAAGAGACCTACTCCGCCGCTAGCACCAGATGCTCGTATGTCCTCGGTGTATATCGAGTAGTTGGCGTTGTGTGTAAACGAGTAGAAATTACCCCCGCCGCCGCCACCAGCGCCGCCCGTGCCCGCTTGACCCGCCATCTGGCCGTACTGACTATCCGGCCCTCCTTTACCACCATTGCCCGTATACCCACCTGCGCCGGACGCACCGCTGAACCCGTTATTGTTAGGACCGCCGCTTCCGCCACCATCTCCAGAGTAACTTCCCCCGTTTGTGGAATACCCTTGTCCTACCGCACCACCACCTGAAACTGTGCTTGTGTTTATAAACGAGCTAGTGCCGCCTGAACCAGGAGTCGAAGTCGAGCCCGCGCCACCACCACCAACAACCACGGTGTATGACGTTCCAGGGGTCACAGGTATGTTGTTCTTCCAGCCCAAGCCGCCACCCCCGCCACCTTTAATTGGCTGTCCGCCAGCGCCGCCGCCGACGCAGACCACACTCACGCTGGTAACGCCGGAGGGCGCAATCCATGAGTAAGTGCCCGGCGTCGTAAACACTTGCTGCCCTGCGCCCACTACACCCTGTCTAGGCCAGCTATTGGCCGCCACGGACTGAAGTGCTTGATCCGTCGTCCAGATACCGGAAGCGCCACCTGTTTCTGCTGGTCCTTGAGGCGTCACAGGCGTTCTGGTAATCAACCCCCCGCTGTATTTTGTGCTCATATATCACCTGTGCTTGTGTGCTCAGTAACCACTTCAACCCAGGAAGTTGTTGGTTCGTCCCAGGTGTATCGCTTGCCGTCTGCTGGCATTGGAGTTGGCGGGTTCCACCAGCAAGTTAATTCGTCCAATACCCAAGAAGCGTATGGCTGCGGCGGGATAAATGCGTCGCGCTGGCTATCGTAGGAAAAACCAATAGCGGCGTAGTTCTTGCGCAGGGGGCGACCTTCTGGGTGCTGCCCGCCACAAGTGTTGTATGAGGTTTGCACCCAGCCAGCGCCGAACAAGCCGGAGTCAATTACGTCCTGCTCGGCGACTATGACCGCGGTAACAAATCCATTTTCCACTTTTGCAAAATGACTCATGTTGCACTTCAGAAGGTTATTGAACCGGAGCTGGTCCAGGTGTAGATTTTAAAGCCGCCCACACTGGTGAACGTGGGCGACCCAGTAGTGGAAACCGCGTCGGCAAGTGTGTTTGGATACCTAATTATCACAACGCCTGAGCCGCCACTGCCGCCAGAGTTCCCACTACCCCCCGTACCGCCTCCACCGCCACCGCGGTTGGCTGCACCAGAGGCCCCGCTTGTTGAATTTCCACCATTACCACCACCATCAGCCGCGGTTCCGGCAGTAACACCTTGGCCTCCGCCGCCACCGCCACCGGCATAGCTAACCGACGAGCCAGAAATGGTAGACGCAATTCCGCTCCCACCGTAGCCGCCGTTCCATCCAGCAGCTCCATTTCCGCTAGCACCGCCTCCGCCGCCACCGTATTGACGATACCCGCTACCCCCTGCGGTCCCTTGGCCTGTCCCGTTAGTGTAGCCGCCTCTGTACTCTACTTCGTTTCCTGTCCAGCCACCGCCGCCACCGCCAGAAGCACCATTGTCTGCCGCTTGAGCCCCGCCGCTCTGAGCGCCTCCACCGCCGCCGTAGCTAGTAACGCTCGAGAAAACAGAATTGTTTCCAAACCCGCCGTTGTTAAACCCACCAGCACCATTACCGGCAGCACCACCAGCACCAACAGTAACGGTAATTGCAGAACCAGCGGTAACCGAGAAACCAGTGGCAGTTACATAACCACCTGCGCCGCCGCCTCCAGAACCACCATAGTTAAACTGGCCTACGCCACCGCCGCCACCGCCAGCAACAACCAGATACTCGACAGCCGAAGGCTTTGCCAAGTTGTTGGGGGTTACGCTTGCGGATGGAGAACTCGCAGGGCCAACACCCGCAGCGTTTGTCGCTGTCACAGTAAACGTATACGACGTACCGTTCGTCAGACCCGTAACAACTAAAGGTGACGACGCCCCAGAGGCGGTAAAACCGCCGGGGCTTGAGGTGACCGTGTAGCCAGTGATGCTTAAACCATTAGTTGTCGGGGTCGTAAACGAAATGGACGCCTGCAAGTTGCCAGCGTTCCCAGTAACACCTGTAGGCGCTCCGGGAACCCCAACTGGGCTGGGCCACTGAGATGCCGCAACAGCTTGCATCTGGCGCTGAGGTGTCCAAATCCCAGAAGCCGCACCCGTATACGCCGTGCCGGAACTAGCCGGAATCGCGGACGTTACAAATCCGGCCTTGAACCGTCGGGCCATTACGAGAGCTCCTCGTAGCTGACCACATACGCGATTTTGCTGGAGACCCCAGAAGTGACTACCAGCGACCGATCTTCCTCGAGATAGAAAGAGGTTGACTTGTCGCTGACGATCAAAGACGCGTTCGCGGGCACCGAAATAGTCGAAGCAATTGCGTGAGAAGTCCCGGACCCCGAAGCCGCAGTGTTGAGGGCAATAGTGGTCGCAACGGCGTTTGTACCGTCCACGTTCGTGGCGGTAACCATGTTCACCTTAAACACCTTGTTGCTGCTCGCTGGGTTGGCGAGCAGTACGTTGGCGCTGTTGTTCCCTGGCGTGAGATATGCAGTTTTTGCTGTGATTGTTGCGACGTTTACGATGTTTGGTGCAGCCATGGCGGATACCTTTCTTTGTTAACCGAAAACAATAGCCATTGCGATGGCCTTGCCTGTCGAAATGCCAGCGTTGGGGAATGTTTGGCTGCCCGCGAAAGTGATCGAACCAGTCATCGTGCCGCCGGTAAGCGGCAAGTACGACGACAGCGCAGAGCTGGTGATGTAGCCGCTTGGGTTCGTGCTGTTGTACGGCGTGAATCCGAGAGCAGATGTCACCTGGCCAGAGGTCAGCGACAGCGTGCCACCCAGAGTCAGGTTGCCTGATCCAGTCACAGTGCCGGTCAGCGTCAGGCCGCTCACGGTACCTGTGCCGCCCACCGAGGTCACAGTGCCTGTGTTGGTGGTGTACCCGTTAGGGTTGGTCGCGCTGTAAGGCGTAAAGCCCAGCGCAGTCGTCACCTGGCCAGATGTCAGGGACAGCGTGCCACCAAGAGTCAGGTTGCCTGAGGTCGTCACCGTGCCAGTGAGCGTCAGGCCGCTCACCGTGCCTGTACCGCCGACGGAAGTCACGGTGCCCGTGTTGCTGGTATAGCCCGATGGGTTGGTCGCGTTGTAGGGCGTAAAACCAAGAGCAGTCGTGATCTGCCCGCTGGTCAGACTCGTAATCGCTGAGCCATTTCCAGACAGTGTTGTAGCCGATACCGCACCGGTAACGCTCAGCCCGGTGGCCGTCAACGTCATCAGGTCGTTGAAGCCGCTGGCGGTCTTGACCCCAAAGCGAAGGTCCCCCACCTCGACACCCGAAGCCGGGTCGATGATGGTGGACAGAATCCTTGCGTAGTTGGTGTCCGCCGCAGCGCTGTTCTTGCCACGGAATACGAAGTTGCCAACCTGGTCCGCCGCAGCAGGGGTGGCCGAGTTGCGGTACAGCACCACATCCGGTGCAGCCGACGCTGCGGCGTCAGTGCTCTCGAAGACAACCAGGTCACCGACGTTGTTGCCCTGAACCTTGAAGACACCCGAGGCACCAGTAGCACCAAATGTGATGTTGCCTGCGCTATCGAACGTAACGCGATCAACGCCGTTCGTAGACAGAACCAGCGGTGTCGTGTTGTTCGACGCCAGGCGGATCGCGCTCGCCGTAGCCTGCAACTGAGCCTGCGTCACACCGCTGACTTGCAGTAGTGTTCGTGAATCAGTACCTGCGTTGACAAATACGTTGCCTGTGAACGTATCCCCTGCCTTGTTGGCTGGGGTAAAGCCAAGGGCTGTCGTAACCTGGCTCGAGTTGATGCCAGTCAGGTAAGAGCCAATCGGCTGGTACGTGCTCGCTGCGGTCGCACTGGTCAGGTAAGGAGTCAGTGCGGAGCTGGTGATGTACCCGCTTGGGTTGGTCGCGTTGTAGGGCGTGAAGCCCAAGGCCGTGGTGACCTGTCCAGACGTAATGCCTGTCAGATATGTCGCCGTGTCCAGGGACCAGGTATTGGCAGCCGTTTTTCTCAGGATGCCGCTGGTTCCTGCCAGTGCGCCAATCGCGGTCAGATCGCCGTCCACCGGCTGATAAGTCGATGCGGCGGTTGCCGTCGTCAGGTAGGGCGACAACGCAGACGAGGTGATGTACCCCGCCGGGTTTGTCGCGTTGTAGGGAGTGAAGCCGAGTGCAGCCTGTTTGGTTATCAGCTCGGCGTTCAGGTTCGTGAAGTTGGCATCGACCTCCGCGTTGGTCAGCGGAGACCCCTTGCCAGCGCGGGTAGTGATCGTTGCCATTCAGAAGTTCCTATCAGGAAATGGTCACAGTCCAAGTGATCGACAGGGTGTCGTTCACATCCTTGTTCACGGCAGCGAACACAGTGCGGCACAACATCGTGCCCGAGGACGCAGCGTTGAACAGGCCAGCCTCAGTGATAGCGGCCAACGACGCAGGAGTGCCAGCAGGAAACGTAGCGACGTACGCGACGGCGTTCGCGGTCACAGTGGTCGAGGTCAGTGCGACTCGAGCCGACTCGGTACCCAGAGCCGTGTTGCCCAGTGCGGCGGCAGAGCTACCCGTGCCGATGGCCATGTGCGTCATTGCGGTCGCAGTCGCGTCCTTCATGCGACTGGCGATGAAGCCCAGGCCTGCGGTGACGACGAGGTTCTTGACCTCTTGCTCTTGCTTGACCGTGCCGTCAGGCGCAGTCACGGTGATTTTCAGTTGGCCGGTGGCCTGGATCATTTCATTCGTGTTCATGGTATTTCCTTAAAAGGTTCGTTCATATCCAACGTAACGTTCTGCGAAGAAGTCCCCGCTCACGTACCCTTGCCCAAATAGGTTCCCCGAGTCGGACGACGTGACGCCGTCGGTCAAACCTTTTCCCTGCGCCTTTACGGCGCTGTCCGCGACGGACACGGACTCAGTCCGCGCTTTCGCAAACGCTTTTGCAGCGATGTCAGTGGTGACCTTCGCTTCAGTCAATGCCTTGGCGATCACGCGGATCGCAAGGTCAGAAGTCGCCAGACCTTCGTCTGGGCCCTTCAAGAAACCAAACCCAATCAGCGTGTTGTCGAAGACCGACACGCTGTCTGCAATCGCTTTGCTGAGCGACTTTCCGAGGCTGTCCGAGGCCGCGGCGTTATCCGCAAGCGCCCGGTAGTATTCGGCGGTCCTGGCCAGCAGGTCCGAGGCCGCAGCAGCGTCAACCAGCGCTTTGACAAACTGGATTGTCTGGTTGTCGTCAGCGACCGCCTCGCCATTGATGTCGTCCGTGGGGCGTGCGTTGTCATCCAAGGACTTGGTGAACTCCCTGCGTGCGGAGTCCGTTGCGAGCGCGGCGTCCGAGACATTCTTATCGGCGCTACGAATGGCCACGTCAGTGCTCGATGCGCCGTCCGCCAGCGCACGAACATATGCAAGTGTCTTGGTGAGGAAGTCCGAGGACTGCGCCGAGTCCGAGAGTGTTTTGCCTACACCCTTTGCACTCGTGTCGCCAGCGCCTACAACATCCAGCAACTCCTTACCCACTGCCTGGCGAAGGGCGTCAGCCGCAAGTGCGGCTTCCGAGACATTCTTAGCGGCGTTGCGTATGGCTGCGTCAGCAGGCGATGCGGTGTCGGCCAGCGCACGAACATATGCGAGCGTCCTGGTGAGAACGTCCGAGGACTGCGCAGTGTCCGAGAGGGCTTTGCCTACATCCGTTGCACGGGTCTCGCTTGTGCCCACGGCGTCGAGCAATCCTTTGCCCACAGCCTGTCTCAGCACATCATCGGCGAGCGCGATGTCGACAGCGGCCTTGTTGAGCGTCTTGCTGGCCAGATCAGTCGAAGAAGCTGTGTCCGTGCTGGCCTTGCCAACGGATTTCCCGACGGCCTCGACAGTGGCAGCGGCATCCAGCAGCGCCTTGGACACGCCCTTGGTCGCGGTGTCTGACACCACTGCGGTGTCCGAGAGCCTGACGAGCTTGAGGAAGTACCCCAGCAGCACATCGAGCTTCAGTTTCTGGGCGGACGCGGACGCAACCAGGCTGACGGCGGATGCCGTAGCCTTGAGCTTCGTGATCGCCGCCGTGAACCGCATCAGAAGTCCTCTCGAACCTTGAACTTGAGCAAGTCGTAGACGGTCTGCACGCCCTGGCCGGAACTGAACGTGACCTCGACCTCGCCCTCGTAGTCGCCCGCATCGACGGCAAGCGTCGTGGGGTTCCAGGAAATGACGACAACACCCGCAGGGCCGTTCACGACTGCGCCCGTCAGGGTGTCGATCAGCGTCGTGTCGCCCACAGCCCGGAACTTCATCAGCACCGTCGCGCCAGTGATGTCGATGGGCAGCTCAGTCGTCTCGTCGGTGAGGGTCAACTGGACTTGTGGGCGCGTGTCGCCGCGGACGAGTTTGATCTTCTCGGCCATGGTGCGTCCTTATGCAGCAGGTGCCGCAGTAGACCGGTTAGGGTTGGCCACCGTGTTGGGCTGGAAGTTGACCGTCGCCTTCATCTCGATGCCCAGTGCATTGGCAAACGCGCCGTAGTGGGCCTGCGCACGCTGGGCGTTGCCCGCGTATTCGCTGTCCTTGCTGTAGGAGCGGTACAGGATGTAGTCCTGGAGCACGTTGCCGTAGATGTCCGGCACGCTGATGTTGCCGCTCACGGCTGTGTACAGAGCGCCGTCGGCGGGCTCGGTCACGTCGGTTGGCAGCGCCGCATAGACCACGTCCAGCGATGCGCCGGAGGCGGCGGCAGGCGGGTAGACGTAGAAAATCTTGGGGTCACGCGGGTCGTACATGAAGTGCAGGATTTCAGTCGCCCCGGTGATGTTGTGCCAGCCAGGGGACTGGGAATCCAGAATCTCGCGGTTGACCAGGCGCACCGAGCGCTTGTTGCCCGCAGTGTTGCGAACGACCTCGATCAGCTTCGCGCCGTTGGCGGGCAGCACCTGCTTGGAGCCCGCAACAAGCGTCACGGCGGCGTTGGTCACCATCGCGTCGGGGCGATACAGGATGATCTCGCGCTGGCCGTCGTTAAGGTAGCGGACCAGCTCGTTGACTGGCCAACGAACGGAGGTGTTGTCTTGGAGCGTCTCGACGACGCGGCGAACAATGGATTGTGCGGCGATAGGCATTTAGAAGACCCTCATTTTTACGCTGATGGAAGATTGCACGCGACCGTGCATGGCGTCCGTACGTGCGTGGTTTGCGCCCGACCTGGCCCTGACGGCCATGACCTGAGCTTTGGACTCGTCGGAGAACGGCTGATCCGGGATGGCCAGCAGAATCGCCTGCGCACCATCGACGATTGCCTGCGCGTAACGCTCGAACAAGACGTTGTGAACGGTCGTCGCAGAGCGCGTGGGCTTCAAGGCCGCACGCACGATCACGCCACTGCGAATCGTGCGGTCAGGCGCGGGCAGCAGCGTGATGTTGAATGCTTCGTCGATATCCTCGCCGTAGAAGTAGCGAGGTGTGCCAGCAACGTCCGACATGCTCGTCGCCTGGGCGTAGGGTGCCGATTGAATCTCGGTTCCGTCGAACCACAGGTTGAGCACCTGGGCGATGGTCGTGCCGGTAGGGGTGTCGACCTCGAACGAGGCTGTGCCCGCGCTGAGCGTTACCGCATCGAGCGTCGTCGTGATGGCCAGCGAACGGCTGCAAAACTCGATGGCGGAGTCCAGCAGAGCCTGCTGCGCGAGAGGCTCCGGGCACCCGACAACGCTGGGTAACAGTCGCGGAAAAAATGCACTGATTGGGACCACGGCACCACCTATGAAAAACCCGGCGAGGGCCGGGCCATTCTAACCTACTAACACTGCTTCACCAACAGCTAACAGGCAAGGGGGACCTAAGTCCCCCTTGGTCTATCAGGCTGCGATCAACAGAGCCAGGGACTCAGGCTTCACGACCTTGAAGCCGTACACGTTCAACGAGCGGATGAAGTCACCGAAGTCGTTGGGGTTGCGCACGGTTTCCATCTTCGTGATCTGAGAGGCGAAGGTGATGGCGGACTTGTGACCGGCGATGATGGCGCGGCGCTTGAGCACGGTGCCAGTCGAAGTCACGGTGTTCTCAGCGCCGTCGCCGCTGATCCAGGGCGTAGCGGTACCAGCAGCGGCCTTGGGCAACTGGTTGGTCACGTACACGGTGAAGCGGTCGATGGTGCCGATCTTGCCGTTACGAACGGTGCTGGTGGCGTCGCCCATGAACTGGGCCTGAGCCAAGTTCGACTGCATGAGCAGCGTGCGGGTGGCGGGGTCGATCACCAGGTAGCGGTCGCTCTCGGGGACGTTCTGCTCGTCCAGCACGGAGGCCATCTCCAGAATCTTGGTCAGGACGTTCGTGCCAGTCAGGGCGACTGGAGCGGCGTCGGTGCCCAGGTTGTAGGAGCTGGACTTCACACCGGCGGTAGCACCCTTGTTGGCGGCGGCACCGCTGGAGAAGGTGTTGTACACGACGTTGGAGTCGATGGCGATGCGCATCTGCTCGGCAGCGTCAGCGGCGAACATGTCCATCAGGTTGGGCTTGGCCTGGTACTCGAGCACGTCGTTGATCTGGAAGGCGAAGTACTTGCCCTTGTCGATCAACAGCTCTTGCATGCTGGGGGTCGGCACCTCGTAGGAGAGGTTGGTACCGGCAGCGTAGTTGCTGATGGTGATGGTAGGAGCGGTGTTGATGTACACCTTGTCGCCCATGGAGGCGACTTCACCTTGCCAGCTCGTGTTGGCGATTTCGCCGTACACGGATGCGGCATAGAACTTCTCGGCCAGTTTGGCGGACCAAACGGCGGGGATGAACTTGCCAGAGTACGAGTCAGTGGTACCGAGATTGCCTGCGGCTTGAGCGCCGGTGACGGGGAAAATTGCAGCCATTTTGGCCTCCTTGAGAAAAAAAAAGGGGTTGTTTGCTGCTACCGCCACCGGGCTAGTTCATTACTGAACGCGTCCTTCGGCGATAGCCAGGTTAATCATTGCTTCGATGCGCTGCACTTCGGCTTCCTGTCCGCGGTACTCACCACGACGCTTGGCGTTGTAGTAATCGACCACCTGCTGTTGTGTCAGCATGGGCTTCGTCTGCGGCGTAGGAGCTGCGGTAGCAGCAGCCTTCGGGCTAACTTGCTTGGCCACGGCGTTGGGCTTAGGAGCGGCTGGCTGAGTGGCTGTGAATGCCTTGAACACGGCGGCTGCACGTTCAGCGTTCATCGACTGCTGGGCGGCGTTCAAGGCCGACTGGCGGGGATGCCCGTAGACCGGATCGACCTCTGCGAGCCACGCCAGGAAGGCGTCATTCGCGTTGATCTGTTCCCAGTCAGGAACCATCTTCGTCAGGCGATCAAAGAACGACTGCTCGGCGGTCATTGCGACGGTTTCGTGCGTGCCCTGGAGGGCATGCTCTAGCTGCGCAAGACGCTGCTCGAAGCGAGCTGCTTGTCCTTGTAATTCGCTTGCTGCGCGACCGAACAAACGCTCGGCGGTGCGCTGCACCATCTCCACCAAGTCGGAACCGAAGTTCTCAACGTCGCGGGGGTCCGCCACCGGTGCTGCGGGTTCACTAGGCTTGGCCTTCGCGTCTGCTGCATCGTTCAGCCGGGCCACAGCCGTTTCGAGCTGGGTCCGCAGGTCTTTGACCTGGTGCTGAAGCGTCGGGACTTCACGGTTGAACAAGCCCTGGAGGGTCTTGTACTTGTGCTCCCAGACGTCTTGCTGCGGTTGCGTAGGCTGGGCCTGTGGCTCCGTAGAGGCCGTTGGCTCAGGCGCTTGCTGTTGGGCTTCAGGAGCGTCGGGCGCTAGTTCTGCCGTGGGCTGCGGTGCAGCGGGTTCCTGGGGTTGGGGGTTAGCCTGTGCCAGGACGGCGTTAGCTTGCTCGACTTGAGCCTGAATTGAACGAGGCAATGCCATCAATAATCTCCTGTACCCATCGGGTTTCTCAGGTTGCAAAAAAGCGGCTGGGACTCAGCCGCTTGGGATTCAAAGTTTCGCTTTGGCGGCGTCGAACAGATCAATGATCTGCTTCAAAAGCTGGGCTCTGCCTTGGGCTTTGCGCACGTCCTCTGCTACTACCAGGACAGCGAGTTCGGCTTCGAGTTTCCCTGTAAGCCACTCTCTGAGTTTCGGCTCCCGCGCCAGGCGGGTGAACAGGGCAAATTCGGCTTCTCGGTCCATGTGTGGCGATTCTACAACGGTAAGTTAGGAACTTGTCAACTGTTTATTGGGCAGTTGGCGAGAAATTGTCTGCAACTGGTGCCCCATTCATCAACTCTTGGCCACCGCCAGCCTGCTGAGGCTGTTGCTGCTGGGCCATCTGCATCTGGGCCATGGCCGCACGCTGCTTGATGACCGACAGGCTCGGGACCACCTTGTCGGGGTTGATGTTGAGCGCCTTGGAGGCCTCGCGCAGCAGCTCGGCACGGCCTTCCAGCCCGATGATCTGCATGTCGATGGGGTTGCCGGTGAACTGGAGGAACTCGTTGCGGCGGACCTGTGCGGACTCCTTGGTCACGAGCGACAGCGCACCGCGGGCCACGATCTTCAGGTCGCCCTTCAAGTCGGCGTCCGGATCGTACTGGAGCACCCACTGGTAGGCGCGTTCGACCGACGGCGAGATGATGTGGATGTCAATCGACCCGATGGTCTGCTTGATCTGCTTCGACGCATTGCCGATCATCATCGACATGCCGGAGGCTGTGCGCCCTGCCCCGCCCTCGCCGCCTGCCAGGCCCGTCATGTATCGGGGAATACCCGAATACTCGTCGGCCAGCTCGCTGAACTTCTGGAACACGCCCATGAGCTCGTTGGCGTTGCTGCCCGGCTGGAAGAAGTCGATGGCCGGAGCCGACGACCCCATCGGGTCGCTCGAGGTCTGCCAGATTTTCCAG